TAGATTTCCTTGCCCCGCCCCGCCGCCCGCCCCTCCGCCGCCCGTCCCTCCGCCGCTTGAGGGGCCGCCGCCGCCCGTTGCCGTGGTGATGATGTCCACGAAAACCCGTCCCGCCACCTGCACCAGCGTCGAGCGCGAAAGCGTCGCCTTGTACGTCGGCGTCCCACCGGCCAACATCAGGTCGTCAAAATAGACGCCGTACTTGGTATTGTTGGTGATGGTGTTGCCGAGATCGTCCAGGGTCAGGGCTGACGCGCCAGCGTTGTAGCTCACACCGCTCGGGAACTGCGCGCAGTAGAGGGTGAAGGCGGCGATGGAGATGTTCGCGGCCCCGCCGCCCAAGTCGGCGCTGCTCAGGCAGGAGGAGCCGGAGGCGGGCTTGATGGAGTAACTGCCCTCGACGGGGTTGGCTCCGCCCGCCGCCGTCGCCGAGGACTGTGCCGCCGTCAACGAGGATTCCAGGCCGCTCTTGTTCACCGCTGACACCCAATAGTAGTAAGTGCTCCCCGCCGGGATCGTGCCGTCCTGAAACACGAAACTGTCGCCGCCCGAAGCGCCTGTACTCTGGAGGACGTACTGAAAGCGGCTGGTCGGCGGCGTGGGCGTGCTACTGGAGGATGACCGATAAATCCAGTACCCGTCGATGACATCGGCCAGTAGCGCCCCCTCCATCTGGAAGGTGAACTGATAGCCGTTCGGGATCGCCACTAGGTTTTGCGTCACCGTGGGTGCGGGCGGGGCCGAGGTCACGCCATCAAGCAATACCGTGGCGGTGGGGGCGGCGTCCAAGTCGGCGGCGGCGGTGGTGCCCACGGCCTGCACCGTAACCACAATGCTCTCGCCTGTGCTCTCCGCCAGGAAGGACAGGGGGGAGTCGAAGCCGTCAGCGGCGAGCACGCGGCTGGTATTGCCCTGGTAGCCCGTCAACCAGACGCGGACGCCGGCATAGGCGGTATCGATGGGGTTACGGAGGAACGAGACCGACACCAAAGAGAGCGTGCGATCCTGCGCCTTCTTGGGGCTCTCCGTGGCCGATACGGTGGTTACTTGGTCGGGAACCCCCGTGACGTTGCGCCCGTTCAAGTTGTTGCCGACGGTGGCCGTCGTCGTCTGTCCGCGCCCGAGGCGGCGCAGCCGCTCCTCCACCATGTCGGGGCGGAACAGGCTTCGCGTTGGGACATCTTCGATCGGGGCGATGTCTCTTGGATTCACGAAAGGCGTTCCGCTGGAGGGGGCGGAGGAACCCATCCAGCCGGGTACGGGAGTGTCAGGGGCGCTCATGCGGGCGGCATAAAGGCGAGGCCGAGCAGTTCGTTGGCGGCGTCCTCGACTGGAAACGTGACCTTGACTTGGAGGTGGCGGACTCGCTGTGGCAGCGGTTTTTGCGCAGCCTTCAGATAGTGCCGTTGCATCCGCACCGAGAGCGCCGGTGAAAGCGTTGGGGGGTCCGCGACCGGGTTGGGCAGAGGGGTGAACACCCCATCGATCTCGTTGAGCAGCACCGATACGCCGGGGGCGGCGCCAACGGCTTTGGCTTCCACCAGCACGGCGGAAAGTTCGGTGGTATCCCCCGGCGGGGCAGCGACGATGGTGCCCACCGTGGCATAAGCCGAGGACATGAGGGCGCCATCATCCAGGTTGGAGTCGGGGTTGCGGTATAGAATGTACCCCCCGTCGGCGGCGCGACCCATCAAAAGGCGGAAATCACTGGTGTCGACCCCGACGCTGGCGATGGCGCCGACGCCCCCCTCGGGTTGCCCCGTGGGACACCAGATACCGCGTGCTACGTTGAAGCGCATCACCTTGTCCGAACCGTTCGACAGAAACAAGCCGCTGTCGTCCCCGTGCCGGTGGAGCTTCAGGTAAGACAGGGCGGGGTCGAAATTGGCCTTCAGATAGTTGCCCACCAGAAAGCCGATTTCCGTCAAGCTGTCGGACAGGGAGAACAGTTGACGGTTGGCGGTGTAGACAAAAAGCAAATCGCCGTCCTGCGCGACACAATCCTGATCCACCACGCCGAAGTTCGCCAGGAGCTTCTGACTGAAGAAGCTGAAGGTGTCATAGCCTCTGATGATGAACAGGTCGGTGGCGGTAGCGACGATCAGCCCTTGGCCCGTGCTCGCCATCGCGGTAACGGCACCGGGGAACACAAAGACATAGGCGGGCGGCCAAGCCTCCTCGGGCACGCCTACGATGGTGTCCGGTCCACCAGAGAAATAGACCTTATTGCTTACCGACACCCACAGCCGCCCCATGTGGAAGGCCACGTTCGACGCTCCGGCGGGAACGGGATCGTTGGAGTGGTTGATGGGGGCCGAGATGAGATCGTTGAGGCCGGAGTCCGCCGTGGTGTCGGTATAGTTGAACGTGCTGGCGCCGGGATTGGAGATTTGGGCGAGGAAGTAGAACAGGCTGCCGCCGTCGAGCGTCCGGTAGATGTTGATTTTGTCTACCTGGGCGTCGCCGCTGCCCGTGCCAGACACCGTGACCTGCTTGTTGGTGAGAACCCCGGTGGAGGCGGATACGGCGCTGGCCGTGGAGACGTGGCCGGTGGCGCTGTTGACGAAGGAGAAAACATAGCGCGCGCCCGAAACCAGGGTCAGGCCGGCGGGGACGCTGTAGTAGACCGTGATCGAAACCGAGTCGATGTTGAGCGCGGCGGCGGTGGTGTCGGCATCGCGTACCACGATCCCGAAGGTGGAGTTCTCCACCTCGGCCTTGGTGGCGCTGGCGACGCCAAGCATGTTGGTCGAGCCGCCTACGACGGTCGTGGTGTCGCTCGTCTGATTGAGCGTGATGGTCTGCCAAGCCCCGGCGAGCGTCGTGCCGTCCTTCGTGACCCCCACCTGAATCTGGCGCTGGGCTGACGTGGCGCTAGAGCCGTTGCCGATCACCGTGATGGCGAAGCCGTTGACCTGTATCGACGCGGGCAGGGAAAAAGCGCAGGTCGTGAGTTTCAGCAAATCCTGGGTGGTGGTGTTGTAGACGGCGTAGGTGGCGTTGGTGGTGAGGGCGTTGTTGGGGTTCGTCCAGTTGGTCCCGGCGGCGGCGGTGGGGAAATGAGTGCTGGAGTAGTCGAAAGCCAGCGTCAGAGCGGCGCTGGGCGTGGTAATCCCCCACCCGCTTACCGTAGTACCGTTCCACTTCTTTGCGTCTGTGCCGTTGCACATGTAGACAGCATTGGCGACGGACTGAAATCTGGTCTTGGCGGTCGTCCCCTTGGTAAAGACATCCGTAACAGCGTTGGTGGTGAAGGTTTGTACCTTGGCGGCATTGTCTGTGAGCAGCTTTGTGGTCCCCGCGATGTTGCGGAAGGCATAGAAGCCCAAGGGCTTGTCCACCGTCTGCGAGCAATAGCGGTCATTGCCGGGGCGACGCTTCAGCGTCTCGGCGTTCGTCAGTTCGACGTTGAGGCCGTCGAACAGGGCATCGGCCCGTCCCGGCTGAGTCGGAGCCAACGGGGAGCTTTGGGTGATGAGACCCGTCCACCAGCGCGAGATGTAGAGGATGTGCTTCACACTACCTTTTCGTCAGGGATTGCCAGGCGACGCCGGCGAGGGCCACCAGCGTTCCGACTACGGCCTTCCACATCCGGCCTTCGGCTTCGTCCAAGCGTCGGTCCGTCCGAACGATCCAACTGTTGTATTCCTGCCCCGGCTTACCGAACAGAAAGTCGTGCATCCTCTCTGTGCGCCTGTCGATGGCATCGACCGCCTCCGCCACCGTCTTTCTCATTTCGTTGTCCCGTCGGTCGTACATATCGTTTCCTGGGTGATAGAGGTCGGTGCCCATCAAAGCCCTCCCATCAAGGAGGTCTCGGGGGAGACGGACTCCTCAGAGGCTTCGCTGTCGTCGTGCCCCAAGGCCAGCAGGATCGCCGCCTGGGCTTTCTGGAACTCCCCGTCCGCGCGCCGACTGTCGAGGAAGCGGTAGCACCGTGCAAGGAACGCCTGCCGGTAGACGAAGGAAAGCTCGTCGGGGAAGGGCGCCCAAGTGTCGGTCAGGGCGGTTTTAAGGGGGGCTTTGGCCTGATAGACGAGCGCCGCGCCCCAAGCCGTGCCGCCGGGAACCGGGGAGACGCGAATCTTCAGCACGCCCGTTGACGGGACGCTCACGACGGAGATGGTGCGGGGGGTGCCGGAAACGCTAGACGGCTGGAGCGTGCGGACGGCGCGCACCGGCCAGATGTTCGGGAGGGCCGAGCCGTCGAATTGATCGGTCATGGTGGCTGACTCCAGCCAGCCGAAGTCGGTGATACCGGGGGCGCCGGAGGTGGCGAGCCCGCTGGAGGCGTGCGTAAAGGTGAAGCTCTTGGTCGTGGGGGTTGAGAGGATCGTCCAACCGCCCGACCATTGGGAGAGAGTACCGTTCTGAGTGAACGTGGAGTTGTAGGCCGCCACGGTGTTCCCGGTCATGTAGACGGTCTGCCCCACGGCGAAATCGTGGGTGTCAAGGGTGTTCACCGTGACGGTGAAGCCCGACTCAGTGATGCCGCTCGCAGAAGCCAGGGCGATCCCCACCCCGCCGCTTTGAGTGAAGGCACAGGCACCGGCAAACTGCTGGTCCTGGTGGAAGGAGCGCAGCACCAGCAGCGGCATCTCCACCCGGTTGAACTTCCAGGGGATGCCGTAGGCGAGCAACTGCTGGAGGGTGTCGTTTGCCAGCGACAGGGCGGGCTCGTTCAAGTAGCCCCCCACGCCCGATAGGGGCATGAGCTCGGCCTGCGTCGAGCAGAAGTCCGTGATCTTATTGATGGTGATTGTAGAGGCCATTTACTCCGCCAGTACGACGAGGTTTGTTTCGGGGGCTTCGGTGCGCGTCAGAAGGATAGGTTCTATCGAGCCGTCCTCGTTGACGACCAAATCTCCAGGGAAGTCCGCCACGATTGCCACGGGCTTGTTGAAGAAGGCGACGACGGGAGACACTTTCTTGGCCTCCTCGGCGTCCTCGGGGTTATGCGCGACGGCCATCTCGACTGCCACAAGCCCCAGGTATTCTTGGAGCTCGGGCAGGCGTTCGCGCAGCGTGCCGCGCGAGAGCAGGAGAATCTTGGGGAAAGACACTAGATCGCCAACTGGATCAGCTTGTTAAACAGCTCAGGCCGTTCGTGCCCGTAGATGGACAACTGGCAGACTTGGCAGAGCAGGTAGCCCGCTCCGCCATCATGCACCAGAACGGCGGTGGTGGTGCCGTTGGAGCGCATGTGGGAACAAGCCTCCTGGTTCTGCCGCTTCAGGTCTGCCGCCGCCTTCATGGTTGCGGCTAGGGCGGCGCGGTCGGCCTTCGCTGCTTCTTCCTCGCGGATTTGCTTCTCGGTCTTTGCGGGGTTGCGGATCGCCTCAATCAGTTCTTTGAGCTCAGAGACGCCCACGCTCATCTTCTTTTCTTCGGCCACGGTATTTTCTCCTTTGCCTAGTGTTGTCTGGTGTTGCGGTCCCACAGCTCCGTCCTCCGTCCGAGGGCGGGGCCAAACTCTCTATCGGCCTGGGCCTTGGTGATGGCCTTGCCGTGGATGAGCGCCTGTAGGACGCTCCTCCAACCTCTTTCCTCCGCCACGAGCAAGCCGTTCTTGTCTACGCAAACGCGCGAGAACTCCGGCAGCTTGTCCATGTAGAAGCCGGTGAGGTATCGCTTCTCGACCTCGCCCGTCTCCCCCCGCCCTATCAGGCGTACCGCCACGGCACCAAAGACGCCGCCGGGCTCGACGACAAGGGAGGGATTCAGCTTGCAGATGCGCCGCGCCAGCTCGCTCCACTCCAGGGGGCGACCCTCCGCCATGTCGTGATTCTCCAGCAGGGCTTGGTCCTGGATGCGGTGGACGGAGGCCAGCTTGCGGTTCTCCTCCGTGGCCTTCTTGACCGCCTCTGCCGGCGACAGGTTAATGTCGCCGAGGCTCGACTTGTCGAGGATGACGGCCACTACACTTCCACGTCGTACAGGGCGGAGACGTTGAAGCCGCTGGCGTTCACCGACGCCTGGAGGGTCCAGTTGGCGTTTTTTGCGGCCTGGGCCAAGGGCTTCGGGAACATGAGGACGAGCGGCTGGATCGGGTTGGCCGCGGTCGCTGGCCAGTTGAGGACAGCCTTGGTAACGCCGCCGGTGCCGTCCCTCAAAGTCAACGTGGCGGCGGCGGCGTTGGTCGTGGTGACGATGAGGCCGGCGAGGGAGAGGCGCGACATGGAATCTGCGGTCACAATGGTCGTCTCGCCGGTGCCGGAGACGTTGGTTTGCTGCACTTTCGAGGGGTTCGAGGTCATGGCATTTCCTTTTGGGGAAAGAATGGGTGGGGGCTGTTTGACGGCACAGCCCCTCTCAAGCCGGTTGGACTACGCGATGGAGGTTTCCGCTCGGATGACCCGGAAGCCGTTGGTCGAGCCAGGGCGCTTCGCGGTACCGAAGAAGAAGTTGTAAACCACCGCAGCGCGGATCAGCCCCGCCGGGTCAAGGCTGTTGCCCTGATCGTAGCGGCGCATCTCCACGCCAAAGTTCTTTTGCCCCAGCGCGGTTTTGCCCAGGCTGGCGCCGAAGAAGGCGTCTTTACCGAGGATGGTGGTCGAGTAGCCGATAGCGCCGCCGCCCAGGTAGTTCGACGCCTGCGTTACCGCGCTCGACGTGAACATCTCCACGTCGGACACAACCCCCAGCCGGTTGCCTTTCAGCACGCCGCCACTCATGTCCTTGGTGTACTTCTGGAGGTCCATGAAGCTGCCAGCGGAACTCTCGTTCACCAGGTCAAAAGCGTTGAGGGGGTGGGTGACGCCGAAATACAGGCCGTTGGCCTTCGGCTGGATGTCCAGACCGCTCAGAGAGAAGCGGGCCTGCCGCACCTTGGAGGTGGTCAGATAGGACAGGTGGGCAACATCGATCTGCGTAGCCGCGTCCGCCGCTCGCGCGGTTTCGATGGCGTTGGCGATGATGGTGTCCACGGACAGGGCGCCGCGATAGCCCAGGAGCTCGGCGTTGGCCGCGCCCTGGTCGATCAACTGCGTCTTGTCCACCTTGTCAGAGATGGAGATGTAGTCCGCGAACTGCGACAGGGTGATCTGCCGGGTGTTCTGCGTCACGGCCTGGCCAGCGAAGGGGGTGCCTTCGGTGACTGCCGTGGTGTTGGCGGCCATCTTGGAATGGTCGAAAAGCTGGATCACGACGCCGTTGCGATCCGGCATGATTTTCTTCTCGATGCCGTCGTACAGCGCCAGGTTTGCTTGCAGCGTGCTGACCGCTACCCGGTCAAAATAGACTGAGGGGTACGCGCCCAGGCCGCTAGATACCGAACTCGCCACTGTGGGGAGAGCCATAGTCTAGGTTCCTTGGTTATTGTCCTCTGGCAACCGCCGCGACAGCCTGCTCGCGGAGTTCGTCCAGGGACATTTTGTTGTAGTCTGCTTCGGTGGGTTCCTTCGGCGCTGGCGCCGGTGCGCTTCTGCGCGCCGACAGCCCGGAGGCAACCTTACGCACGACGCGAACCGTCTCCGCCGGGCGCGCAATCCGCGCTGGCTCGGCTTCCTCGTTCTTTGCATCTGCGGTGGACGCTTCGGGCTTGGCTTCGAGCAATCCGCTCTCGCTCAAGTCCCGAAAAGCTGCTTCCAAGTTCTCCAGCGTGCCTTCCATGTTGTAGGTGCGGAGATACTTGGTCATCCTGCCGCCGTTTGCGGGCGACGGATAGAACTCTGGATGTTTCTCTACGAACTCATTGCTGGCCTTGGCCTCGCGCACGAAGCGCGCGGTTTCGTCAAGGGCAGCCAGTTTCTTTTCGAGTTTCGGCCCGACGGAGCGTTGGTAAATCTTCTCGAACGCCGCCTCGGGGTCGGACATGAGTTCCTGACTCAGCAGGAACCGCTCTGTCTCCGTCATCGGCGCGGGCGCGGCCTCGGTGGGCTCGGCCTTCTTCAGCGCAGAGGCTTGCTCCCGAATCTTGCGGGTGGCGTGCTCCTGGGCGGTGGCGAGCTTGTCAACCAGCCCCTCCAGGGTGTCGGCCTCGAACCGCTGGACGCCGGAGCCGTCGCCAAGGTCGATCTCGCGGACATAGACAACCTGCTCGTCCCCGACTTCTACGGCGCCGGCCTCGGTCTTGGCGAAGCGCCCCTGCTCGTCTCGGGGCTGCTCTGTTTCAGCGGGGGCCGCCCCCGCCGCGATTGCTTCTTCCCTCAACTGCTCGATGCTCTTTTCATCGCTCATTTGCTACTCCTTGCCCAATCCGGGCGTGGTGTCAGCTTTGAAACTGCTGTATGTCTCGATGGAGGGAGTCCATCAATTCTTGGTGGTATTCCTGAGCGCCGGCGGCGCGGCCTTGCTTGCGGAGGATGTCGTCGCTCCTCTTGGCGGCGATGGCGGCGGCAACCTTGCGGGCCACCAGCTCCTCGCCGAGGGCGACGATCCAGCGCCAGCCGGGCGTGTTCATCGTGGCCTGGATGGCGGCGGCGCGGCCCTTGGCCTGCTCCTCGGTCACCGGCCACCCTCCCGCGTGGGGAGCGGCGCCTGTGGCTCGGGCGCCTTGGACTCGTCAAGGATGTGGCGCACCACCTGGACGCCAGCGCGTCCGGTGGCCGTGGCCTCGATCTGCTCCAAGGTGTTCTGCTGCTGCTGGTCCATCTTTTGCTTCTCCGCCATCATCTTCATCATGGCGGGGTTGCTCATGGCCGCACGCTGCTGGTCGGCAGGCGACATGTCAACGACGATACCGGGGGCGTCCCAACCGGACAGGTCGAGCATCTGGTTGACCAACTCGGCATAATCGATCTTCTTGCCCTGGAGGGCGAGAGAGTCCTGTACCGGCTGGGCGGAGACGAGCTGCATCAGCATGGGCAGCATCGCAGCCATCGCGCGCCGCGCGGCCAGCTTGGTCGAGGACAGGGCTTCGAGGCCGTAGTAGCCGTTGTAGACTTCGAGGATTTCGCCCTCGAACGCCTTGCCGTCCTCCTCCGTCAAAATGGCATTGATCTCGTCCGGGGTCAGGCGGTCCTTCGCCATGCAAATGAAACTCTCCAACGCGGGCAGGAACACCAGGTCGGAGAAGTTCTCCACAAAATACTGGAGCTTGACCTGGAGGCCGGCGGTGAACTCATGCACGCCCTCCGCCGTTCGCATCGCCTGGGTGGGCATATCCGAGCCAAAGTTGGCGCCCACGCGCCGGCGGCTGCGGGCCTCCGAACTCTGCACCGCCAGCATGGCCTGGTCGGTGATGTTCTGGATGGGCAGTGGCGTCAGGTCGCCGTCGTCGTTGACGACCGTACCGGGGCCGATTTGGATGGTTTGGGAACCCGGCGTGAGCCCCTTCTTCCTGTGGAACGCCGGCGACATCACCAGCGACAGGGAGTTGACCCAAGCGTTAATGGTGCCGATCTGGAACTTCTGCTCACCTTCGAGCAGCTTCCCGATGCCAAAGCCGTACGCGGCCCCCAGCACGTCGATGAAGGAGCAGGAGACAAAGGGCAGGCAATCGAACTCGTTTTCCTCGTTGCGTAGGACGATTTTGCGCTGAAGGACGACGATGACGCGATCCTTCGTCCAGTATTCCAGCAGCTCCAAGGGCTGCTTCAGGGGGTCGATGGATGTCTCCACTCCCTGCTGCTCCGCCTGGAGGTCGCGGCTGGGCTGTTCCTTGCTGCCGCGTAGGCTGTCAGTTGTTGGCTCCTCTTTGGCGGCGAGAATCTTGCGCAAAGCGTCGCGGGAGGGGATGTTGTCAAACTCCTCCCGCAGCTCGTCCAAGTCCTCTGCCGTGATGAAGGACTGCTGGATGACGTAGCGGGAATTGCGAATGTCGTGGCTGCGAAGGGCGGGGTCAACCAAAACGTTGCGAAGATCGACGTAATCAAACGTCGGCTCCGACATGTCAACGTCGGTGGTGTGGGACTCGATCCCCTCCGCCCCGCGCTTGTATACTTTTTGAGGCTTCGTACCCGACCGCCAGCCCCACTTACCGACGCAAAAGCCATACAGCAGGCAGGACTTCAGCATCTTGCGGATTTCTTCCTTGAAACCCGCGCATTTGATGGCCCAAACGAGGACCTTGGCGGCGGCGCGCGCGGCGGCTTGCGTCGTTTTGCCCTTCGCGGTCAGGAGGAACGGCTGCTTGTCGGAGAAGAAGGCCAGGTGAGACTGTGGAAGGATCATCTCCACAACTTCCATCACCACGGGCATCGACAGGTGGGCTTTGGGCTGTCCATTCGGCCACTTGTCGATCTTGACGCTGGCGCGGTAAAGCTCGTCCAGGGTGTTCCATTCCTGCGGGCGGCCCTTGGACTGAAGGAACTTCTCGGCGATTGAGGCGTCGGCGAGTACCATACTCAACGCCGTGGCGTCGTCTAGCTGCTCCCCCTCAAAGGCAACGTCCTCGGCGGCGGGCATCGCCGGAAGGGTGCTGGGCTCGACGGCACCCGCGAGTTTCTCAAATCCGCTCATCAAAATCTCCTAGCAGGAGAAGCCATACCCCATCGGGTTGTCGGGGCCGGCGTCGGGCTGCTCTGTGCTGTAGGGCACGTCAAAGAAGTAGGGCAACTTGCGGGTCGGGACGGGGCGGGCGATGCTGTGCTCCCCCAGCGCCTTCACCAAAAGCGCGATGCAGTCGGGCCGGTCGTCGTGGCGCCCGCGCGGGAATTGCGAGAACTCCTCCAACAGTCGGTCGAAGTCTCGGATGCCCGCCATCAGGAACAGCCGCTTGTTCTTGAATGGGCCTTCGAGGGCGGCCACGCGGAGGTATTTGGCGTTCTTCTGGTTAGAGCTTTTCAGCATCTCCACCGGCAGGTTCACGCCCTTCTCGCGCCCGACTTTGCGGAGGTAGTCCACGAAAAACTCTGCGCCAGGCTGCTTCTCCACCCAAATCATCTTGGGGCGATGTAGCAAGGCCATTTCGATGATGGTTGTCACCAGCGTCGAAGGGGAGAGCGTCCCGCCAACTACGTCCACGACGTAGCTGCGGCCCAGCCCGTCCGCGCGTCCGACCGCCACAACGCTGTGGTCGCTGTCGGCCTTCTTGCCCTCTGCCAGGTCCACGGCAAATATGCACGGGGCGGCGGCGGGGTAGTCATCATCCTTGGTGGACTTGACCGCCGACAGCAGCAGCGACTCAGGAAAGAGGTGATGCTTCGTCGGGATGATCTGGTTGAGGTACTGCGCCGCGAACGTCTCGGGATCGTCCCGCTGGATCGAGGCCAGTAGTTCGACGGTGAAGCCGATCTTGCGCCCATCCGGCAGCACTCTCTCGGGGAACAGCAGCGTCCCGTCCGCCTTGTAGCAGGGCCGAACGCTCACGACCCACTCTCCCCGGTCCTTGTCCCGCGCTATGATCCGCCCGTAGATGTCGGCGTGGGAGTAGCGGGTGCCGGTGACGGTGATATAGCCGCCAGGGTCGATAAGAGGGACAAAGTGCTGGAACTCATTGTCCAACTTGTCGAGCAACTCGACGTTGCGGAAGTTGTTGGTGTTGACAAGATCATCTGCGTACAAATCAGTGTAGTGCTGTCCTGTGGAAATTGCCTTGGGAGAAGCCGCCGTCACGGTCGCCTCTTTAAGGAGCGCCCGTTTCCGATTGCCGACGGTAAAAGCAAACGCATCTCCCACTAAACCGCCACAGAAGTCGGGAAACAGCTCCGGCAACCGCGACTTGGTGTTCTTGCCCGTGAAGTGGGATCGAATCTCCGCCAACCACCCTTTAGTGAGTTTGAGATTTCCCTGCATTAACACGATTCGCGCATCGGGGTTGTTGAGAATTCGCTGCACCACGGCCACGGAAACAGCAGATGTTTTGTAGTGCCCACGACTCCAAAGGATAAGACGGCTGGTTCTCCCCGCCGGGTGCAGCGCCTCGAATAGGTCGGCGTGAACATCCCGCTGAAAGTCGTAGCCTAGAATCTCGGAGAGATAGAAATATTCGGTGCGGCAGCGCCTTCGGGCCTCTACTATTTCTTCTGAAGTCATCGCCGCTTCCCCGCGAGATAGGAAGCCGCCTCTGCCGCTATGGCGGTACTGTCCTGCAAAAGGCCGATTCCGCTATTGCATTTCCGGCAGAGAATCCCGCGAACCGCTCCCGTGCGATGATCGTGGTCCACTACCCAAGACGATTCCACGCAACGGCAAATTGCACAACGCCGCCCTTGTCCGGCGAAAAGGCTCTCCCAAGCCTCGGGCGTAAGGCCATAAGACACGCGAAGGTGTCTTTTCCAGTTATAGGCGCGCCGCTCCTCTCGGTGCGCCCGCCTGTACCGACGCAAAGTTTCTCGTTGCTTCTCTGTGTCCTTGTAGGCCAAAAGGGTTTCAGTGTTCCTTGGGCTTCGGTAGGGCAATATTGGTTTCGAGGGCGAGCACCTCGTCCATCACGGAGCCGGAGTGCCGGGGGACGGAGACGGACTCAGAGGGCTTCTGCGCCCAGCCCTCCAGGGCCATGATGGCCTGGACGTACTTGAAAAC